AATTTTAGATAAACTGTTTAACGATGAAGACTTTAAAAAGTTAAAAGACTACCTATATAATAAAGAAAAAACCCCAAACTCTTATGACAAAGGTTTTGGAAGATACGCATTTTCTGACAGTATTGTTGATGAGTATGCACAAAAAATAACTCCATTTGCGAGAGAAGTTTTTAATAGTGATGCGCTAATTCCTTCGTATTCTTTATTTGCTCACTACGAGGGAGAAGAAGCAAACTTATGGAAACATGTTGATGACAATGCTTGTACCTACACTATTGATATGTGTGTTTATCAAACTGAGCCGTGGGATTTATGGGTAGACGATAAAGCCTACACACTTTATCCAAATCAAGCCCTTGCTTATTATGGAAATGATCAAATGCACTGGAGAGAAGACTTTCCAAAAAAAGATTATCAACATGTTGCAATGATATTTTTTCATTTTGTTGAGCCAGATCACTGGTATTTTACAAAAGGACAAGACTATTTGGATGTTCTTAGAAATAAAATTACAGAAGAAGAGTGGGAAAAAAGAAAAAGAGTTTTCTTGTGATTTACTATAAACTATGGAATCCAGCGGGACTTATAAATCAATTGATGAGTCTTGAACTTGCCGTAGGAATTAAAGAAATAACTGGTAGTCAAATTACTATCTATAATATTTTAAATGGAGAAGACAGAACAACTCCCATATATTCAGCAAGTAGAATCCATAATAATAGAGGGAGCGTTGTAGACAATTCTTCTGGGTTTTTAATATCTGACATCTTAAACTGGAAAGATAAAGAGTCTTATTTTTTAGTAGAAGATAGTAAATATTCTGTAGACACAGAAATTCCTGTAATTGAAAACTTAATGGGCTCTTATTATGATTTTATAGATAACAATAACTACAACTTTTCAGAAGGAAGAGAAAGAGTTGCTTTGTCGGATAACTTGCATATAAAAAACACTCTAGGATGGTATAGTAGGTTTTTTAATAACAGGACTAAAGAATTAGATTTGGCCATATCCTCTGTTAAATTTTTGCCAGAATATTATGAACTGTCTGAAAAAATAGCCAAAAGTTTAGGTAGTTTTAATGGGGCACACTTAAGATTAACAGATCACATATCTCAAAGAGTAAACACAACCCAGGAAATGTTTGACGTTGGAATATCAAAAATTGATAATGGCAAGCCTATATTAATTTGTACCGATGAGCCAGATAGCCAACTCCTAAAAAGCCAGAGTAGTAAATTCGTTATGCTAGATGACTACATATTAAAAAATTTTGGCAAAGAGTTTATGGACTTTAAATACAGGGACGAAGTATCCTTTGGCCTTTTAAATAATCTAGTAATGCATCATAGTGAAAAATTTGTTGGTACAATTGGAAGTACCTATACTGCCTACATTCATAGGAATATGAATCAAAAGTCAGATATAGAGTGGAACTGGTTTGACTTTATTGACAATCCAATCTACACAAACACAGGCTCTGGAGAGTATTCTTGGAATGGCATGGATACTATAAATACAGAGCAAAAACAGTGGTTTAGAGAATGGAAAGAATCGAGGATAGCAATATGAAAACAGCACTGGTATTGGGCGCAGGAGGCTTCATAGGAAGTCACATGGTAAAACGTTTAAAGTCAGAAGGGTATTGGGTTAGAGGCGTTGACCTAAAGCATCCAGATTTTTCAGAAACAGAAGCAGATGAATTTATTGAAAGAGATTTATCAGTATACGAAAATGTTGAAAAAGTAATTCAGTTTAAAGGATACCAAGGAAATTTTTATTATGAAGTTCCATATCGTGTCATAAACTCATTTGATGAAATTTATCAATTTGCAGCGGACATGGGTGGTGCTGGATATATCTTTACTGGCGTAAACGATTCTCAGATTATGGAAAACTCTGCCCTAATAAACCTAAATCTACTAAGAGCACAATCAAGACTTAATGAAAAATATGGAATCAACAAAACCAAAATATTTTATTCAAGTTCTGCCTGTATGTATCCTGATTATAAGCAGTTAGATGTCAACAACCCTGGGTTGAAAGAGTCCGATGCATACCCTGCAGATCCTGACAGCGAGTATGGCTGGGAGAAACTGTTTAGTGAAAGAATGTTCTTAGCCTTTAATAGAAATAATAAGATTCCAGTAGCCATTGCAAGATATCACAATATTTACGGACCAGAAGGAACTTGGGACGGTGGAAAAGAAAAGGCTCCTGCAGCAATGTGTCGAAAAGTTATACAAGCAGAATATTCTTTAGAAATTTGGGGGGATGGAGAACAAACTCGATCATTCCTATATATAGACGAATGTATAGAAGCAACAAGAAGGCTTATGCAATCAGATTTTATTGGACCAGTTAATATTGGATCAGAAGAAATGGTAACTATTAATCAGTTGGTAGATATTGCTTGTAGCATTGAAGGAAAGAATTTAAGCAAGATACACATACCTGGCCCTCTTGGTGTTAGAGGAAGAAATTCTAATAATGACTTAGTTCGAGAAAAGTTGGACTGGGATTACTCTATGAGCCTAAAAGAAGGAATTGAAAAAACATATAATTGGATAAAGAAACAGATTAATGAAAAGTAATGAGATTGTAAGAGAGTTTGTAATACCTGACGGAATAGGTGCTCAGTTTTGGAGAAAAGTTTATGCAATGGCATATGCAAAATATAACAATTTATTTTTTGATGAATTTCCTGTTACAGATTTTTTAATTCATGAGTCAGACAAAATAAATAGTGAAGAAGAAAAGCAAGAAGTAATTAAAAATTTTTATAAGGCAATAGACGTACCATGGCCTAAAGTAAGTAAAGAAATAACAGATAACTTTAAAATTCATGCTGGCGTTGGCATGGGGTCTATAGAGACTCAAGGAACCTTTATCGGAAGTCAGGAATTTTTGTCTTGTGCAAAATCTTTTAATAATATTTCTGAAACAGATAACTCAATTGTTATACATATAAGAAGGGGAAATGTTGTAGAGCACAACCCTAGATGGATAGATGACTCTTTGTATGTTAATTTATTAAAAAATATTCAAACCATAAAAGATAAATATCATATGGAAAACCCAGAAATTATAATATTAACAGATGCTCCAGACGAAGATAAGACATATAAGCCAATAAATAGTGAAGAGGCATTAAAATGGAATCAGCCATATTTACATGCTAACGAAAATGGAGAATATCCCATAAAGTCATTTAACTTTGATATATTGAGAAATGAGTATCCAAATTTAAAGGTTGTAAATAATCTTGGAACCTACGAATCTTTTCTTATAATGCTAAGAGCGAAAGTCCTAATTATTTCTAGATCTGCTTTTTCAAAAGCAGCAGGGGTTCTTTCTAAAAATAATGTTATTGCATTAGATAGCGCCTATCATGACTATTTTTCTGGACTATCTGGAATAGTTGACTCCAATGGCAACATATCCTTCACGCAATAACATTATTACTTAGAATATAACTACTTAGGAAATTTAGCCATCCAAGATTTAGTCCTTGGGGTAATGCCCTTCCAAGAAGACCAATCTTCTCCACCATTTGTCATGTAGTATGCAATCTCTGCATTTTTGACGGGATTGAATAGTTCAGCGTTAGAGTCAAGATCAAACTTGGTTCTACGATCAGGACCAAGGGAATCAATCATATTAATTTGGAACATTCCATAAGATGAGTCACCAGTCTTGTGGTTGCCATTAAAAGCCAGTGGTCGCCCATTAGACTCCTTCTTAGCCACTGCCCAAGCAACTACAAGGTCTTTACCCTTGAAGCCTACTAACGAAAGCAGTTCCTTTAGTTCCAAATCAGTTAGAGAAACCTTGTTCTCAAAACTCTCTAGTTTTTTTGCTTTAGAAACCAAAAAAACCTCTTTCGAGGCGGGTTCTAATGTCTGAGCCTGTTCAAGGCTAAGATTGTTCTTAGTATCAAGACCTGAATCAGCATTGGCTCCGTTCGACAAAACAGTTACTAATGCTACGATACTGAGTGTGCTAATGATCTCTTTGTTTCTTTCGATAAATTTAATCATAGTTTCCTCCTTAGAAAACAATAACACCCTGGTAGGTGTTACTACCAAGTATAACATAAAATTTTGTCAAAAGTCAAGTTTAGGCAATAACTATGTTATTTTTTAAGCCTAGTATGTGGTAAAATTATATAGTAAAAGGAGGCTAAAATGTTTAAATGGGATGAATGGAAAGTTTCAAGTGGGGTTTCAAGGCCTTGGCATTTATTAAACCCAAACCAATACTCAGACGATGAGGACTTACCAAGCAAAAGGTTTTCAATTTGTCAAAAATGCCCAGAACTGATTAAACTAACAGGCCAGTGCAAGAAATGTGGCTGCTTTATGGCAGCAAAAACAAAACTAGAAAAAGCAACATGTCCACTTGGCAAGTGGTAATTAAAAGCCATTTGATAAAACTTTCAAATAAGTAAATCCTATAAAGTGGTATAATAAAGATTATGCCTCAGTCATCATCCAACTACTCTAATATGAAGTATCCTCTTGCCTCAGATCCTGTAAATGTCCATGGAGACTTTAAGGTTTTGGTCGATGCTTTAAACGATATTTTGCCACCACTTGGAATGACTAGCATTTCTTCACCAGTTAGGAATAATACTAGCCTAACACTTCTTGCTGGAACCCCTGTTTATATTTCAGGAAATGTTTCACATGGTGGGCAAATGAAGACAACAGTAGAAAGATACAACCCGTCAAGCAGTACTCACAATCCAGATTCACCAATATTTGGATTAATTCAAACAGGACTTTCTGCACTAAGCGATGGAATCGTTGTTGTTTCTGGAGTTTTGCAAATGAATACAACAAGCCTTGGCCTGCCTGGTACAAAAGTTTATATTAACTCCACTGGAGAACTTGTTGGTGGAAGGCCTTTAACTGGCCCAGCAAGATATGTGGCAGTAGTTGCTGTTCAAGGAACACAAGGATTAATAGTTGTTCAAACAAAAGGAAACGGTACTTGGGGTGCACTCAAGGACGGTTTGTCGTGATATAATAAACAAATGGCAACTCTAAGAGGATCTCAAACATCATACGATATTGGAAATAAACCACCTACAGTTGTTTGGACTGTAGTTCGTGGAGATACTTCTGGCTTTAAGGTTTATGTAACAGACGATGCAAAAGTCCCGCTAGTTT